CCCGTATCACCTTAGCATCGTAAGGGACCGCACGATAACAGAATGGGTGATGCAAACAACACAGTGATCGTCAGGTTGCGCTCTCCTTCTTCAACTCAATGAAGTTGGATCGTAGCCCCGGGTTGACTAGGCCCGGTGGATCATTGTGGCAAGACTAGCTTGCTAGATCTTAAACAACCAGCGATGTGCGTCACAGGCATCAACAACTCTGTAACCGCAATACAGTGTGGTGAACCACACGTAATGTGATGTCACCGACCGTCCGGACTACGGAGCGGGCAATGCGAGTGGAAAACGTGCTCCCAGAGGAGGAAATCCTCTATTCTGACGGAACATGTTACCTAGCAGGCCCGGAATCGCCTCCGCAGCCGCGTCCTGGAGAGCCCCACCGACTGCACTCACAATTGGCTTGCCAAGTGAGCCCATTCTCTCGAAGAGATCACGGGCCTTATTGACCTTGTCAAGAGGTGCGGTGGGTGGGAGCATGGAGCAATTGGCCAGAGGACCACTGAAGCGGTACCTGGCATAGTAACAAGCTGCCATGCTGAACTCATAATACTGCAAGGATGGGGTAGTCTCAAACAACAGAAGTATTGTGGAGATACCAGGATCCTGTAGAACAGATGAGTTCCCACCAAGAGGCTGAATGAAAGCGTGGTACTTTTCCTGTGAAACAGGAATGCAGTCCCACTGCTGGGTCTGTGTCAGCTGACTTCCACTTATCGTGACTGTGTCTTTGTGTGAGAGGATCAAATCTTTGATGTTCTCAGACTCAGCAGGAGTCCCGTAGAAGTTGGGTAGCCCAGTCCCCAGTCTCAAGACATGAACAACACCTGCTACCTGAGCAGCAGGCGAAGTATTCCGGAGACGGAGAGAACCGCGCGAACACATGACGTCATTCGGACTGGATGCACTTGGAGTGATCGTGATTCCGTTTGAAGGGATATCCCAGTGTTGAACTGGTCCCCAAGCACCAGCAGTGGCGCTTGTTGGAACATATCGACACGTTATCATGGGATGGATCCCCGACCCTGGTTGAAAGGCAAAGAGGTCATAGCCCGGCTGGTAGCCAGAAGCTACAGTCGGCACATTGACAGCAAAGCGGGTAGCTCCACTGATGTGAGTTGCCGGACCAACGCTGAAAGCCAGGGCCTGAGGTTTCTGAGGTCCAAATGCATCGAAATGGTGGTTGGGAGACAGTCCAGTTGGCACTGGATTCCGGTGTCGGACAATTGTCTCGCTTCCCCCAGGAGCGGGTCTTGCAGCACGACGACGGCGTCGAGGCTGTTGACGAGCAGGTTGCTGTTTTGGGGCAGCCCCCCGATTCCGAGTATTTCTTGCTCGGGTCATGATGTAGAGTTGGAAACACCTGGCAGTGCCAGGCCGACTGTCCATCACTCAACACCCGCAGGCTCTTCCGTGCAGTCTGTAGACATTCCAGGACACCCGAGTGCCCCTTAGTACTCAAGGAGTTTTGGAAGATTTAAGTTGAGTGACCCACCGCTCATTATCAGCATCTTACCCAAGCGTTGCATGGCACGTAGTCAAATTGGTCTGGATGACCATCTAGGTTGACTTGGTGCAATGCAACGACTCTCTTGAACTCCTTCAGCGAACGGAAACTTGGAAGGCTTAGCCGACCACCCTGGACGCTTGATTGAGGACGAGAGAAAGCAGGCAAGGTTCTGAGATCCTTTCGAATCTTGAGCTCCTCTTGTTCATGCTCGTTCTTTTGATCGAACTCTGAGCGAGAAAGCCAAGTGATTGGCCGCCCGCCACTGGGAATCTCGTACGAGTCCCCGTTCTGAAGTTCTCCAACTTCCTCTCGGATGGTGACTGGTTGGATCTTCTGGTGTTGTGCCAGCTCGTAGCGAGTTGAGCAACTCAGGAGGTTGGTCCTGTTCCACTTGGCCCAGCGTCGCTGGAAGCGAGTGAAGTTAGGATCAAGACCCTCTGATGACACACCAATGCCACCCAGTAGTTGGTGGGCACAGAGGTTGAAACGACCTTTATGTGTCCACTCCTTCACCTCCTTGAGGTAGTAATGCTTGAGACGTTTGGACGTTCTCGGCTTGTTGCGAGACGCCGCGAGTACACAGTTGAATGTGTCGGCCAGGCTCATCTGTCGGGCTTCGTCTCGAC